TAGATGCGCCCATTCGGCGCCTGCACGACCACCGTCTCGCTGATCTGCGCGTCGATGTCGTCGAGCAGCATTTGCGGGATGGTCGAGAAGTCACCCTCGACAAACTGCACCGAGGGGATCTCCTGATAGCCGTGCACGCCGTCCTGGCCCGCGAGCATGGTCCGCTCGAAGGCCGAAGACTGAATAGTAAGATTGCCGCGCAAGGCCAATTGTTGCCCGTTGATCGTGACGAAGGCCGTTCCGGCAATGCGTTGGGCCATGAACATCTCCTATTGCTGTTCCCGCCAATGTGTGGTAGTGCTGGCTGGCGGGCAGGTGCCTAGCAAAACCATGGTGATTTCATGCCGCTTGACGAGAGAAAGTCTCATCCGAGAGTTGATCTGACGGGCCAGCGGTTCGGGCGCCTTGAAGTATTGCGGGCCGCTCCCATGCGCCGCGCTCCAAGTGGGATTCCCAAACGCTTTTGGCTGTGCCGCTGTGATTGCGGCGCGGAGATTGAAACGCGAACCGATCAGCTAACGCGCGGCGTCGCGCGATCGTGCGGCTGTCTTCAGCGAGAGGCAGCCAGCAAACTCGGCAGCAGTATGTTGACCCAGAAAACGATAGCCCTGCGCGCGCTTCGGGCAGAGCGCAAGGCGAAGGGATTGCCTTCCAATCTCGGCGTTCGCGATCTAACTGGTCAGCGGTTCAGTCGGTTAACGGTGATCGAATTCGCCGACATCAAAAGCCAGCGATCCCGATGGGCTTGTTTGTGCGACTGCGGAGGCGCGACGGTCACCACCGCCTCGCGCCTTAACTTTGGTTGGACCAAGTCTTGCGGCTGTCTCCAACGTGAGCAGACCAAACCTGGGCACGAGCCTCACAACTTTCGACATGGACATGCCACTGACGGGTGCACCCCCGAGTATTGGTCATGGGTCTCTATGAAGGCTCGATGTCTCAATCCCAATTACCACCATTTCCAGAACTATGGCGGTCGCGGCATCACGCTCTGTCAGCGATGGGTTGATAGCTTCGAAGCTTTTTTCGCCGACATGGGCCGGAAGCCGTCACCGCAGCATACCCTCGATCGGAAGAATAACGACGGCCACTACAACAAACGGAATTGCCGGTGGGCCACCGCCAAAGAGCAGGCGAACAATCGCCGATCGTGGGCGAGACGGCTGGTAGAGAAAGCGCAGGTAACTTATGGTTGACGCCACCCTAGACTTTTTAGCGCAGCAGCAAACTCGCATTCTCGCCGAGCTTGCCGATGCGCGGTCCGAGCGAGCAAATGACCGCGCCGACATGACGGTGCTCGTCGCGATTGTCCAGCGCTTGGACGCCTCGGTACAAGGGCTGACCAATGAGGTACGCGCGTTGCATGGTCAGATCGGACGCTTCGCCGTTCGTCTGCAACGGATCGAAGAACGCGAACGCACCTAGGCCGCAAGTTGAACGTCCAGCCCTCTGTCATATTGCAATCTGAATTGGGCTACCACAGCGAAGATGCGGAGTTGGTTGATGAGGTCCGGCGGATAGAGGACGTTCAGCCGGTTCGGGTTGTTGACGTCGCGCTCGACGATCAGGTTGTTCTTGAAGTTCCTGATGTCCTCGACAAGTCCGATGAACATGTCGGCGCGATAGTTCGAGACAAGCTCCGCCTTGATGATGCCGGGCGTCGCCACCCGTTGCCCCGGTCCAAACCTGGTGCCGTCGTTAGCGAGCTTGCAGCGCGCATATTTGGTCGTGATGACCTGACGCTGGCCGGTAAGGAGCGCGTCGAGCGTCGCCGTCGTAGTGACCAGCTCGTAGGCGTCGTCGGCGAAGCCGAACAGGTTGAGCTGATAGGTCGTCGACTCCCGCGCGATCATCGGCGTCACATTGTCGGCGCTCGCGATCTGGGTCGCGAGGCCGTAATGCGCGAAGGTGTTGACCTCCGAGAGGATGAACCGCTCGGACGGCGGGGCCATCAAGATGCCTTGAAGCGTCAAGGTTTGCAGCGGCATCGCCGGATCGTTGGACAGCGACCGCTGGGCCTTGGCGCAATAGGCCGCCGCCCATTCATATACCGGCGAGGGTGACGTGACCTCGAAGCCCTCGATCGTGGTGACGGGCCCGTTGCGGGTCGAGCCGAAGGCGATGAGGTCGGTATAGCCGCCGCGTCGCGCTGAGAAGATGTGCCCGTAAAGCTGGCGCATCCAGCCCCAGCGGCCGTCGTCGCCGAAGCCATACTCGGTCTCCCACACGCCGAGCGAAACGGCGTCGGTATAGGGCATGGCGACATACTTGAACGCCTGCTCGCCGAGGTTCGAGATCGTATTGCTGAAGTCTGGAACGCCGACGCCGCCGGTCAGGAAGCCGGTGGCCGGCAGGTCGATGTCGAGACCTTGCGGAAGGATCTGGCCGCCGACGGTGCCGAAATAGTTAAGGCTGATCCGGATGTCGTTGCCATTCTCGCCGATCCACTTGCAGGTGAGCGTGACATTAGTCGGCGCGGCGGCGCGGGTGCGTCCGCGACGGCCGCGGCCGAAGGGCGTTTGCGCGGCGACAAGGGACTCAGTGAGCACTGGCACGGTGAGGTTGACCGGGACCAAGAGCGGGGCCGCCGCGACGGGATCGCTTGGGAGTGACACCGCAGGCGCGCTCGGCCCGGTCGCATTGCTGGCGATGGCGGTGGCCGTCAGCACCGAGCCAATGTCACCGATGACCGGCGTATAGGTGTTCGCCGTTTCACCACCGATATCGGTCCCGTCCTTCTGCCACGTAATGGCGAACGACGTCGGAGTGTTCGTCCAGGTTCCGTTGGTGGTGGTGACAGTTCCGTCGACCTCGGGCGCGCCAGAAAGGACCGGCGACGCCAGGTTGAGCGGCGGGACGACCGCGGACGTCGAGGCCGTCACCGGAAGCCACTCGCGCTCGTTGATCGCGTCGGCCATCGCGTCGGCGATCTCTTCCTCTGTGTCGCCCGAGCCGATGTTGATCGGGACATGCTCGGCGCCGATGTAGAGATGGATCGTGCCACCGGCGGTCGGGGCCGCGTTGACGACCACAACGCCGGTCGCAGCCGCAGCCCCCGTGCCGGTCGGCTCGGCGACGCCGACGCCAAGCACCTGGTTGGCCCAGTTGTTGGCGAAGAAGGCCTTAAACATCTTCGCCAGTTCCGAGCCAATGCCGAAGCGCGCATCGGCCTGTGCTTGCGTCGCAATTGGCGTGGCGACGTCGGGCGTCGCGTCGCCAGTCGAGAGCATGGTGCCGCAAAGAAGAGCGGGCCGATTGGGCGCGCCAAGGCCCGCCATGCTCGGATCGATTTCCGCCCAATAGAGCGGAACTCTCCAATCTTGGGGGATGTTGCTGAAAGCGATAGGCATGGGGGCTCTCCTTTGAGATGCGAGGGTTTGACGCGCGGGTTACTCGACCTTGATGAGGGTCCCGTCGGCGATGCGCTTTTTGGTGAACTCGTCGTTCGGCCATTCCGTCGAGCCGGTGGGCCGCAGGCGAAGGCCGCTCGAGTGCTTGAGGATGTCGCCCACAAGCTCGGCCGGATACGTCCGGCCTCGGTGGTCTTTGTAGACGCCCGGCTTGACCCGGACCGTCGTCTCCGGCGCGTTTTCCCGGATGAGTGCGAGCCGCCGCTGCGCCGGCGTACCGAGCTGAGCAACGCGCTCGGGCTCACGAGCCTCTGGGGCGTGATACGATTGCCTGAAATCAACCATCAATTTTCTCCTTGCGTGGCGCGGGGGTGAGGACGAGGAAATGCGCTCGCGTTCTTCCGGCGTGCGGGAACGAGGTCTCGACGAGGTGGTGCTCGAGGCGCGGGCTAAATGCTGAGGATGAGGCGCTGCCGAATCTGCTGAATGCGCTCGCGCTCTTCCGGCGTGCGCCAGATCGGAATGTCAGTCTGGATGTGGATCTCTTCGAGATCGTGATCGAGACGCGGACTGAAGTCGCGACCGTATTGGAGCATCACTTCCCACGCACGCTCGGCGACCGGGGTCTTGTTGTCGAGGAGATACGCGCCCCATTGCACATACGTCCTCGAGTTCGTGACATAGAAACGGGCGTTG